TAGTCGCCAGAGGCCGTCGCTGCACCGTAGTCGCCAGAGGCCGTCGCTGCACCGGAGTTGCCAGAGGCCGTCGCTGCACCGGAGTTGCCAGAGGCCGTCGCTGCACCGGAGTTGCCAGAGTTAATGGCCGAACCATTCTTCGCTGTTGACGAACTGCCCTTAGCGGGCTTTGCGCGGCTGGTCGTGTATTCAATCGCTGCCTTAATCAGTCCAGCGAGGTTAATCTCGGCCCTAACGGTGATCTTGGAACTAGCGACCTTCGTATCATCGCCGTGATGGGACAGTTCGCCACCCTGCTCGACAATGGCGAAGCGCGACGTGCCTGGCTTGTAGTACTTAAGAACATGTAGCGGATACTCACAGGCATGAAATCCGCCCGAGCATGCCGCAACCTCGCCCTTGTGCTCGTACGAATTACCAACCTCGTACTGGTAGCCACGGCACTGCATGTTCTCGTCGAAACCCTTGTAGGTGACGATGGTCGGTGACGGTGCGTCATTTTTCTTAGCCATGCGATACCCCTTAAAAGATTCGGATTACGAAGAAGACGAGAAGGTCAATTGCCAACGCAATACCACACGCCAGCGCCGGACCTTTCCAGTAGTTAACCGATAGCGAAGTCATTGGCCGCGTCCTCGTCCTGTCGGTGAATGGCAACCTCGGCCTGGTCTTTCGCGTAGACCGTGGTGATGTAATTCCGGATCAGGCGCCCCGCTTCCAGTTCGTCGCCAGAAATCAGTGCGTCGAGGATTGGATTGGGACGGCCCGGCTGCTCGATGCTCGCCTCGGACATCCCTAGTTCCCACGTCTCGCGGCTGCGAAGTTCCGTGGCGATCTGCTTGTTGAGGCGGTCGCGTTCGGCCTCGGCATCGGCCTGCTGCTCTAGGTACTGAGCGACGGCCCAGCTTGCGTAGTCAGGTTGGGCGCTCATGCCATACCTCCGGCGATCAGAAGCGAATCCTTCAGTTCCACCATCGCGTTCTCGCACTCACGATGGGCGCGGTTTTCGGGAACGATCCCGGTAGCGGTTCCCAGGGCTTCAAAGGCTCTGATAACCCGGCTAGCCGAAGAAATCAGACCGGCAACGGCGACCCGAGCGTCCTTGAGTGAGTCTCGGTCTTCCGCGTGCATTTCGCCTGAAACGTAGTCGTGGGCAGCGTTGAAGGCGATGGACGCATCGTTCCGCGTGGCGATTTCTGCCCGAAGGATGCTAAGAACATTGACCACCTTCGTGGTCTCGTTAACGGTGTTCATGCATCACCATCAACAATGTCGTGGTTCAGTCCGAACCTATGAGCGACGATTTCCAACTGAGCCGGCCACTTGTATGGTTCGTAATCGTCATGGACACCCTGAAGCCGGGAAACGAGACCAACTTGCTGGCTGTGCTTGAGGAACCCGAGATCTACTAGAACGCTAAAGGGTTTCCCCTCCATGAGGGGCTTGTATTCCTCGTCACTGACTAAGACGCCAGCAGCGCACTTCAGTCCACCGATGCCCCTATACATGCAAGTTTCGTTGTCAGCATCCTTTGACCTTTTGTTCTGCTTAAGAAGATGACGCGAAACGTAGTCGAACACCTCCTGAGTAGAGAATGTATTGAGTGTCGCGAGCGTTATTTCTGAGGGGATGAGGTGATCGAGGTTCACGCTACCCACCCCTTGTGATCGTTGACCCTTTTGCAAACCACCGACCAGCCACGCGGGCAGTCGGTCCAGATGCCCGGAATCGTCCGGTACTCCATGGATCCGTTGCGCATCCGGCAGATGCGAAGGGTGTGGATCGGAAACTGGATGATCTGTGCGCTCATGATTAGGACTCCGGAGAGAAGCTTTTCAGGGCCGCAATGTCGCTACGCAGACGTGCATGGAGCGACGGCTGGTCGGCAATGGACATCGAGTCGAGGATCACCTGTGCGGTATCGAGAAGACGCTGCACGGCGTTGTTCTTGGCGATGGCGTTGACACCCTTGCGTGCAGTAGCCAGCGCGGCTTCGTCGGCGACCATGGAAAGCGGAGGAAGGTCGAAACGGGGATTGTTCATTGCGTACATGGTCAGTACGCCAGATACACGATGGAATCGGATTCGTGGCGCTGGACGCGGTAGCCGTCAGCAGCCGGGACGATTTCCACATCGAGGCCGCGTGCTTCGCAGTTGTCGGCGTAGTCAGCAGCCTGGTCGAGGGTGGCGAAGGTCTTCATCTCAATCTCCTAGCCGCTTCGCCGGAATGGCGGGGTGGGCGGCTTGGAGAGAATACTAAAGCAGCGCTTGCTGTAACGTCAAGTACCACTTTAGTCATAGCAAGCAAAGATTGCCATGTGTTCAGCTTGCGTTTATTAAGGGCAATAAAAAGCCCGCGCTAGGCGGGCTTCTTAGACTGCTTCCTGCCGATCAGGTCGGCGTTAGTTCCCCACGCAACGGGTCTGGCTCCCGTAACTGTTGCAGTTGACCACTACGGGCTTATTGGCCGCGTTCTGAAGGATCGCGTTCTGGGTGTTCTGAGCGTCGATCATCTGCTGGTTCTGGAGCGTCTGGGAGTACCCCTGTAGCGCCTGGTTGAGCACAGCAGCCCTCTGCATGGCCAGAGCCTGGCTCTGTTGCTGCTGGCCCATGCGCGCCTGAGCAATGTTCACGTAGGGGTCCGATGGCTGGCACGTCTCCCCGCGCCTAGCCACCTCGGACTGGATCACCGCGGCATCCAGCTTCATCCCATCCATGAGTACACCCGGACCGTATAACTTCACGGCCGCATCCTTCACGCACAGCTCCCAGCCCGATAGGGCGGCAGCTTGAGCCGGCTTGATCGGCTGGTTGACGCACCCCGTCAAAATACCGACTGCTGCTGCCAAAACTATGACTTTGACTGACATAAATCCCCCTAGAGACCCTTGTCGCCCTTGCGCTCGATCACGCGACCAACGATGAGGAAGTGGGCGGAATCATCCTCGACGAATTCATCCGGATAGAGTGTCTTGTCCGGGTTGTCCGAAACTATACGAATTCGGCCATCGGCCGACCTGAAGAGGCGTTTTACGCGGGCCTCGTCGCCGATAATCACCACGAAGCAGTGATTGCTCGCTAGTCGCGTGTTGCCGGTGTCTACAGCAATGACATCGCCGTCGTTTATCGTTTTCTCCATGGATTCGCCATGGACCCTCATGAGCTTGACCTTTAACGGGTCAGACCCCTTGGCCCTGAACCAGCTCAGCGAGTACCGCTGGCGGTACTGGGTCGGCACGAACTCGGGCACGATGCGCCCAGGACCGCCGCTAACTTCCACCTCCACCCCCTCGACCCATACCTCTCGGCTGGGGTCGAAATCTTCATCCGCATCCACGCCCTCAACATCGTAGGCGTGCACCCTTACGACACGATCCCTCGGGGGTTCGCCGTCGTCGCCAAGCCAATATGCAAGTGGCTTGCCAGTTAGCAGGGATAGGGCAGGAAAATGCTTTCTGTCAATTTTGCCGGTTTTCCTCCATCCGTTCACCGCCTGCGCGGTAACTCCGCAAGCCCTAGCTACGGTGATGGATTTGATCGGCGGTGGGCCCTGCATAGCAAGGACAAGCCTTCCGGCTAATTCGTTGTCATCAAGCATTGCTGGATGGTCGCATCCGTCCTTTTCTAACTCAAGCAAGTGATGCTTGACAGTACTAAAGTGATGCTTTAGTATCTGCTCCATGGAAGCCCTTCTACGCGCTATCGAACTTATCGGCTCGCAGGCTGAGTTGGCCCGCCGCCTTGGGGTACGTCCACAGCTTATCAGCCAATGGACGCAGGGTAAGCGGCCACTGCCGCCGATTCGTGCTGCGCAAATCGAGGAACTGACGGAAGGCCAGGTCACACGCCTGCAACTCCTTCCGGATTTCCCGTGGGTCACGCCCCGCAATCCCGATTGATTTCATCCACCACACGAGAACTCAGAAAGGAACCACCGATGTATGCCGATCCGACGCATGTAAGGGACAACCCCATCAAGGTCCGCCTCAACGATGAGGAATACGCGGTCATCGAGGCCCTTGCACGAATCAACAAACGCCAGCCCGCTGCGTTCGCTCGTGAACTCCTGATGGCTGGTGTGGAACTGCTGGCGAAGAGTAACGACGAAGCGCGTGCGGCTTGAAGTGTCTAGGGAGTCCCTGGGGAGGGCCACATGCCCGTAATTACGTGCGACCTAACGGACCAACAGCTTTCGGTGCTTACCGAGGCTGCTAGCAGGGCAGGGATGTCTATCGAGGAATTCGCTGCCCATGCCGCTGAGGCGGCTGTGGCGGCTCGCTACAAGCTTCCGGAGATACGAAACAACGTGGTGCCGCTACAGGCCCTCAATAGGCAGTTGCGAGGACCGCCGAAGCCTACGGGCTAATCCACGGCACGCATCTTCCCTAGCGTCCGCAATCGAACCACACGTTTTGTCAAAGCAACGTCCACAGCAGGTAAACCGATGGCTGGTGATTGGATCAAATTCGAAGTATCAACTCTCGACAAGCAAGAGGTATCTCTGCTTGCCGACGTGTTGGGAATCGACCATGACGCCGTAATCGGGAAACTGCTCCGCGTGTGGGCGTGGGCTGACCAGAACGTCACCATCGAAAGTAACGGTGAAAGTAACGGTGACAGCGTTACCGTAAGCGTTACTACTTCGTTCCTAGACCGTCTCACATTCTGCCCTGGTTTCTCGAAGGCGCTTGAGTCAGTTGGTTGGCTGGTGATCGGCGAGCGCCAAGTGGTTCTGCCTAATTTCGCTAGGCACAATGGGAAAACCGCGAAGGAACGGGCACTTGCGGCAAAGCGCGCGGCAAAGTTCAAGGGTAAGAGTAACGATAAAGGTAACGGTAGTAGCGTTACTTCTTCCGTTACTTCTGCGTTACCTAAAGAAGAGAAGAGAGAGATACTAAAAGAAGGGTCGGAAAAGACCCTCCCCATTTCGTTGCCCGACTGGTTGCCCGCTGAACTATGGGCAGACTGGCACGCTTACCGAAACACTCGGAAAGGTTGGACGGCGAAAGCCAAAGAGCTTTCCCTGAAAACCCTTACGGAACTCCACGGCCAGGGTCACAGCCCGAAAACGATCATCGAGCGCTCCATTGAGCGTGGATGGACGGGCCTGTTCGCTCCCGCCGCTCAGAACGGACAGCAACCTGCCTTTTCAGGGCCTCAAAAGACGCGAAAGGAACTCGGCGCATGAACGAGACCTTTGCCCGCGTACCACCGCACTCCATCGACGCCGAGCAGGCCGTGATTGGCGGGCTGATGCTGTCGCCCGAGAAAATCGAGACGGTAGCCGAGCGCTTGACTCAGGCGGACTTCTACCGTCGCGATCACCAGCTGATCTACCGGGCCATGTTGGAACTGTCCGGTCGTGGTCAGCCATGCGATGCCGTGACACTTGGCGACTGGATGGACACGAACGGTTTCGCCGACATGATGGGCGGCTCGTCGTACCTCTACGACCTGGCGAACAACACCCCGTCGTCGGCCAACCTTGCCGCCTATTCTCAGATCGTCCGCGAGAAGGCCGTACGGCGCTCCCTGATCGATCTGGCTACATCCCTATCAACCGATGCCTACGCGTCCGACAGCGAGGCTCCTGCGCTGCTTGACGGGGCTATCGCAGGGCTGATGTCGATGCAGAAGGTCGAGTCACGCGCAGAGTTCACTTTGCGGCAGGCGATGACCCTTGCGTATCAGGAAGCCGAGCGCGCGAAGGCGCTCGGCGGCAAGGTGCCGGGAATCTCTACTGGACTCGCTCGCCTGGACAAGGTTTTGGGCGGATGGCACGACTCGGATCTGGTCATCGTCGGTGCACGTCCTGCGATGGGCAAGACGGCCCTCCTACTCAACTTCGCCCTGTCCGCTAGCGTGCCGTGCGGAATCATTTCCGCCGAACAGCCCGCCCAGCAGGTCGCGGCCCGCGTGATGTCCATCGACTCCCACGTTCCCGCCGAGCGGATGCGTAACGGAAGCTTCGACACGGACGACCTCCGGAAGTTGGACTTGTCCGTGGGGCGTCTGATCGAGCGTACCTGCCTGATCTACGACCGGAGCGCCCCGTCCATCGCCGACGTGTCCCGTATGGCCCGTAAGTGGAAGCAGCAGAACGGCATCAAGATCCTTCTTGTCGATTACGTCCAGCGGATCGAAGCCAGTAACGCCGACAAGCGCACGCCGAAGCATGAGCGGGTGGGCGAGGTGGTCCGTGGCCTGAAGAACCTCGCCCGCGATCTGGACATCCCGGTCGTGGCCTTGGCTCAGGTTGGCCGTCACGTCGATACCCGCGAGGACAAGCAGCCCGGCATGGGCGACATCTCCGACTCGTCCGAAATCGAGAAAGAGGCGGACCAGATCATCACCCTCTATCGCCCCGGCGTACATGACGACTCGGCGGATCAGGCGGAAGCCATCCTTAGCGTCGAGAAGAACCGCCACGGCCCAACCGGCGTCGTCCGTGCCGCATGGCTGGCCGAGACGATGCGATTCACGGACATGGCCTATGACAACCGATGACGTCCAAGACCTCATCCGGAAACGAATAGCCGCCAGGGAAGTCGAGGCGGCAGAAAACAGGAAGAACTTCACCGCGATGGCGGAAGCGTTGGACCTATTCGCCGAATTCAATCCGAAGCCGATCTACGCAGAAGAAAACGGACGAAGCATCGGCAGGAAGCCACAGGACGATCCCAACAGCCTGGACGGCGACCGACTAGTTCAGATGCACGACCAGTTTGAACGTACCTCAACCCTGATGAACAAGAGGCGCAAATGACCACCATCTACAACGATCCGCTCCGCACTGGCGATTACGTGACGGCACCCGCTAAGGACTGCCCCGCATGGGCAGTCGTGGACAAGAACACTGGCAAGGTCGTGACCTTTGCCAATACCCGCGAATGGGCGCGTCAGTTTGCCAGTCACGAGGATGGTGAGCGGATAGCTAAGGTTCATTCGGTGACGTACGAGGTCGCGCACTGATGATCCTGACGCTTCCAGCAACCGACCGTGGGGATGCGGTCAACCGTCTCGCCGCTGTCCTGCTGGCGGCATTGCCAGGGAAGGCAGTGAAGGTCGAAGTGAAGGAGTACCGGAAAGATCGCAGTAGTCCGCAGTGCCGTTTCCTCAATGGCGTGGCCTACAAGCTCCTGAGCGACGCGACGGGCTACGAGCGGGACGACATCAGCGAGTACCTCTGCATCCAGTTCTTTGGGGGCAAGGAAAAGCGGGTTCCGGGCAAGCGCACGGTAACCGTACCGCTCCGCACCACGACGACCGATGCGGACGGGAAAAGGTCAGTCCTGACGACACAAGAGTTTTCGGAGTATGTCGCTTTTGTCCAGCGGTTCGGAGCACAGCACGGCGTATTCATTCCTGACCCGGAGATGACGTGATCGCTGAAATTCCAAGCACTGACGGTCGCTATCTAGCTAGCGACGCCGGAGATATCTACTCATCGATTAATACGCGAGGTAACCCAAGCGGAGAGCTTCGCAAGATGCGTACGTCAGTAAGCCGATTCGGGTATGAGCTTGTGCAGCTCCGTCTTAATGGGCGCCCTTCTGGTAAGTGCGTGCATCGGCTTGTGGCAGAGGCATTCATCGGCTTCGTTGAAGGCCAAGAGATTAACCACATCGACGGCAACAAGCTCAACAACAACGTCAGCAATCTGGAGTGGTGCACTCGGGCTCAGAACTGTCAGCACGCCCATGACAACGGATTGGTTGATGTTTCGCGAGGTAGCCGTCACGCCAGGGCAAGGTTTACCGAATCACAGATTTGCGAGATCAGGGCGAGGGTCGGTGATATACGCGCCGGAGGTAGGTCGCCACATGGCGCCATGAAAGCGCTAGCCGAAGAATATGGCGTCACTCCGCAGGCACTTGATCACGTCGCTAGGGGTGATTGCTGGAGGCACGTGCCATGACTGACCTGCGCAAAGCCGCTCGTGGTCGGGACTGCCTAATCCGACTGCCTACCATCTGCAATCACAACCAGGAGACAGTTGTGCTTTGCCACGTACGCCTCGCCGGTATCACTGGGGCAGGGCAGAAGGCACCCGACATCCTTGGTGCCTACGGATGCAGCGACTGCCACGCGGAATGCGACCGTCGCACAACTTTTCTTGCCACCGAAGACGTCAAGCGGTGGTTCTACGAGGGCGTTCTGAGAACGATCGCTCTACTTGCCAACGAGAGGGTATTGAAATGGTAACCGTGCTGATCATCGCCGCCCTCGTCGCGGCAGGTATCTACATCCGGCTTGATTTCAAGGTTCGCTACTTCCGCGAGAAGTGCGAGCTGTATCAGGAACTCTACGAGAACGAACAAGAGGACCGGATCGACTACGAAGTGGAACTTCACCGTACACAGACCCAGCTTGAGGACTCGCGGCAGGCTTACAGCCGACTGATCGGCACAAGGGCACAAGGATGGGCAAGCTCGACGGCGACGAGGCACTGATGGTCGGCCAGTCTCCAACGCAGTTGAGCCTCGCCGCGCTTCGTGCTCAGGGCTACGTGTGCTGGATTGTGGAGCACTGGAACGCCTTTACTAAGCGCCGCGTGGACCTTTTTGGGATGTGGGACATCCTGGGCGTTGGCCCGCTCGGGACCATCGCAGTGCAGACCACGACGACGGGCGTATCGGCCCGCGTCAAGAAGATCAGTGACGACGACCACGCAGCGGCCTTGCAGGCTTGCCGTGAGGCCGGGTGGACGCTTCAGGTGCATGGATGGACATCGAAGAAGGTTGGCAATCGCCGAATTTACTCACAGCGGGTGGTGGACGTCTCATGAACAACTACGAATTCAAAAAGGCCGTCAACGCCGCCCTCTACCGGGTGGCCCTGTCATCGCCGTATGCCAGCAAGGCGGGCACTACATCCACCGGCCTGTCACTGCACTGGGAGTCCGGCGAACAGGCTCTCGTGTGGGCCATCTACGCCCGGTCGGTCTACGACCAGCTTGGCATCAACGTGCAGTTCGGCGGCTTCGGCCCTCCGTGCATTCCCAACGACACGCACCGTTCGGGTGAGATCACTCTGAGCAACGGGAAGAAGCGGAACGTCCTCGAAATGCTCGGCATCTCTCCGGCATGGGCGCTGGCTCAACTGAAGATCGCGGTTAACTACACGAAGATGAAGGAGGCGGCGTGAACTGGTTCCGCAAGAAGACCAGTCAGGCGGATGGAATCGCTCCTGACGCCAAGGGCCTTGGCATAGTCGTCAAGTTTGAGGACGGCCTGTACGGAGTCCGGATGGAGCACGAAGGGGGAACCTACTTCCTTGATGTGAAATCTCCGGCTATCCCTAATTACTGGTATCCAACAAACACCGGTGACGCATGGGTAAGGCTTGGACGCGGGGTGGCTAAGCATGTGCAGTGGGCGATAAATGCATCCATTAAGGAGCGGTCTCAGCTTGCCGACAAGGGAACCCCAGTATGACCACCCACGACATCATTGGCCGCGATACGGACGAGGCATTCGCGATGCCGGAACTCTCGGATGCGTGCATTGACGCGGCGAACCGGACGGCGAAGTTGTTTGATGCCCATTACCCCGGCTGGCAGTTGTATAGCCGCGTGGTCCGTGGCGACACCGTCTACGACCGCCAGCTAGCTGCGTGGGCCATCGGCATGGCTAGGCAGCACACACGTACCCGGAAGACGAACGGGCAGGCTGTGGTGGCTCCTAGGGGGCGTCGGAACGACTGGATTGCGCAGGCTGGGGTTGCCGCCCTGGAGTTCGTTATTTGTGGACGCTACGGCGAGTTTGCCCGAGAGGTTGAGCGTCGGCTTGGCGTCCATCACGCAACGTACCTGAAAGTCCGTGGCGAGCTGGCCGTGATGATGGCAGAGGGGCTGAAAAACTACGTAGTGGAGTTGTACTACCAGTTCCATCACGTCCTGCGCGAAACACGCAATGCCGCGTGAACTAATTTTGTGGTGACTGTGACCATCAAATTTCCCCATGGTCAAATCCATGGGAGGGCGGATTACACGCCTGAGATTCCCGGATAGCCTCTGCCGGCCAGGTCATCGACCTGCTGCCTCGGCATAGCCAGAAAGATCCGGGATGCCTGCGCAATGCAGGGGCCTCGTCTGGCGGGACGACCCGGATCACGGTCACCGGGACTGACATTTACGTCAAGACCCACGGCAAATCGCCGGAATCTTGTCGGATAGATCAAGTTACGCGGCATCAGGTCTCCGTACGGTGTGCTTGATGGATTGGGAGTTCCCGGTCGTGCCGCACCAATTTCAGGCCATCCCCATCGGGCTGGGTAATGGGTTCGGTCCCGAGGTACGCCAAGGGTTAAAGGTAGCCGATTAAACAGCCGGTGGCGGCCAGCCTGGATTCATTTCAACCCATCCGGTCTCGGTCGGATGGCCGGGCGAAAGCCCGACTTGCACAGAGTGTCGAAATTCCATCGTTTTCGGGGCGAGTTCGACAATCGGTTATCAGTTATGCCGGTAGAGGCGTACAGCCCGCGTTGCCCGATTCAACGCACCGGCACCTTGTCAGCAGTAGGGAACGACGCTCCGCTACTGCACCGCACCCACCGGTAGCCCAATCCACAGGGCGTGGGGAAGCGGCTCCTAGTGAGCGTGCTGGGAACGCCGGACGCAACCGGCATTAATTCACTGCCTTTCGGGAGGCCACATGATTCGTGCGACATTCAAGCCTGGCGAGGTTATCCCGGTAGATGGACCGCATTACAGCCATCCGCAGCCAGTCCGAAGGTTTGAGACGGGAGCCACCCGCGATACGGATGCCGGGAAGGTCGACTACGACGGATTTCTCAGCCCGTATGCCCTGAAGGCATTCGGCGAGTACATGGATCGGCATCGCCACCAGGCTGATGGCAAGGTCCGCGACTCAGATAATTGGCAGCGAGGGATCCCCCTCGACGCCTACATGAAGTCCATGTGGCGTCACTTCTTCGATGTATGGTCCGAGCACCGTGGGGTTTCGACCCCGGCGGGGCTCAAGGAAAACCTCTGCGCCCTGAAGTTCAACGTGGACGGGATGCTTCACGAGCTGGTTAAGGCCGAGTACGACCACACGCCGGGGGCTGGGTATCCCATGCCGCTCGCCGATCCGGAGGACTGATATGGCTATCTTCGCCCTTGGTGTCCTCGTCGGCGTTGTGATTGGCATCTGCCTAGAGACGGGTGGATCGCTATGAAGCCGCGTCGCCACCTCATCCTGCCTGACACGCAGGTCAAGCCAGGAGCGCCAACCGATCATCTTGAATGGGTCGGCCGTGCGATTCAGGACTACAAGCCGGACGTGGTTGTCCATCTCGGCGACCACTGGGACTTCGAAAGCCTGTCCTCGTGGAGTTCGCCAGGGTCAATCGACCTTGAGGGTCTTCGGTATCAGGACGATCTGGATGCCGGTAACGAGGCCCTTATTCGTCTTCACGACGCCATGGCTGGGTACAAGGGTCGGAAGGTCATTCTTCGCGGGAACCACGAATGGAGGCTTGAGCGTGCTATCTCGGCCAGCCCTAAGTGGGCCGGTGCGGTTGGATCGCACCAGTTCGTGGACCGAAAGCTGGGATGGGAAGTAATCGATTATGTACATGGATCCCCCGGCGCAATAGTGATTGATGGCGTGACCTACGCCCATTACTTCGCAAATCCGAACACGGGCAAGCCGATCAGCGGAACGGTAAGCAATCGGTTAGCCAAGATCGGTACTACATTCGTCCAGGGTCACGTCCAGGGCCTCCTACAGGGCTCCGTACAGTACGCCACAGGCCAGATGCGACACGGTATCGTCGCTGGTAGCTGCTACCTCCACGACGAACCCTACAAGGGCATGGCCAACTCGCACTGGCGAGGGATCGTGGTGTTGAACGAGGTTCGCGACGGGACATTCTGTGAAATGCCCCTGACCCTCGACTACCTGTGCCGCAAGTACGAGAACCGTTCGTTGGCCTCGTATCTGAAGCGCCAGTACAAGAATGCCGAGAGCAGGTTTTCCCTGGCACGCGTGGCCTAATGTCCGCTTCCTGACGCCATAACCCGCTTAACGTCCCACGAAGCGCACAACCTTTAATAAGCCGCCCCGTTATTAAAGTTTAGGCCACCAAACTTAAATAGCTGGTCGCACGAAATCTTACAAATCGGCCTTTCCGTTCACAGAATTTTACCGAGGATCGCTGTCATCACCACCATTGCCGTTAGTCATGGAGTTGTAGCGGCTGACAGTCAGGCCACGGGTAGTTTCAAGTTCCCATGGGGCGAGAAGATCCGGGTAGTCAAGAATGGCCCTTGGTCTGGATGGGTGTTCTGCGCAGCAGGTCGCCTCGATTACGTCCATGTGGCGTTCGCTCAGGTCGAGTCGGGCGAGTTCTCCCCGATATGTGGTTCAGATGACCCGGATGGCGGGTGTTACCTACTGGTCGGCAAGTCCAAGGTTTTCTGCCTGGAAGCGGACAAGATGATTCCGTACAAGGTGAGCAAGACCTTCGCCATTGGCTCGGGATGCAAGTTCGCTATGGCCGCTATGGCCTGCGGTAAGACTCCGGCTGAGGCCGTGAAGATTGCCGCGAAGCTCGATCCGAGCACCGGTGGGGCAGTGCGCTCCATCGTCGTATAACCAACAGGAGGCATCCATGATGCTTTGGCAAGATCACATCGCGGATGCAGCAAAAGTGGCCCCAACAGTAGCGTACGTCGGCACAACCGTAGCGGGGGTGCAATGGGGAACCTTGGCATAGATCCTCGCCTGCGTGTATTCCGGCTTGATGATCGTCGATTTCCTTTGGCGCAAGTGGGCAAGGCCCCTGCTGGAGCGTAAGAGTGTCATTTCGCCCAAGTCCTAAAGTAGTCGGTGGCTTCCTGGCGGCAGTTGTCGCCGCAGCCGCAGCCTTTACCCAACCTTGGGAAGGCACGGTCTACGAAGGCTACTCGGACGTTGTAGGGGTTACGACCGCCTGCACTGGCCATACGGGGCCCGAGGTGGTGCTGGGGAGGCACTACGACAACTACCAGTGCAACCTCTGGTTCCAACATGATATTGCGATTGCAGCTTAGGGCGTCCTGTCCTGCGTACCAGCGGAACGGCTGACGGTTAACCAGGCTGCGAGCTTTACAAGCACCACGTTCAACATCGGAGTTACCGCCTTCTGCGGATCCACGATGGCCCGCAAGGCGAACGAAGGTGATCGAGCCGGATCCTGTAAGGCCCTTCTTATGTGGGTTTATGCAGGCGGCCGGAAGATTCAGGGATTGGTCAACAGGCGCAATGCCGAGTACCGGCTGTGTATGACGCCATGAGTGGCTTTCTTCAGTCACGTTTCTAGCTGGCCTGTGCAGCCTTCCTTACGGCGCTTGGCCTGCTCATATTCAACAAGATCGACTCGGCCTAGTGGGCAAGCATGACCACATGGGTCTTGGGTCTCTACTTCTCCGCTCAGGTGGCGGAGACCGCAGTAACCAAGAAGCCGCCGGACACTCCGGTTTGAGGCAGTAACATGAAAATTCGCGCCCTGCTTGCCCTTGTCCTCATTGCGACTACGGCGGGGTGTGTCAAACACTCCGTACTGGCCGGAGCCCATGCCACCGCCCTACGCCTGGAGATGGCGGGTAACGGTGTTTGTAGTGGCACAGCCGTGGGGCCGCACTTAGTCCTTACCGCAACGCACTGCTTCGGTGAGGGTCCATTGGTTAGCCCTGCCGAAACGACGCCACTGGTGTCTATCGATGGCAAGCCGGTGGCAGAGGTGAAACGGATCAACGACGGGTAGGACCACAGCCTGGTGGTTGTGGATGCCACGTTCGAATCCTACGCGACCATTGCAGCACCGCCTAAGCAGGGTGACCACGTTTTCATCTTCGGCAACGCCCTTGGGTGGCATGATCTGTATAGAGAAGGCTACATGGTGGGCGTGTATCACGACACTGGGCGCGTCCTGACGGTGTTCGATATGAACTCGTATTTCGGCGACTCCGGGTCGGGACTTTTCAACAGCGAAGGTTAGGTGGTTGGAGTGTTATCCGCTGGCTTCTATGCGGATTTGGGTGGCGGCGGCATCAAGCTGATGGCCACGCTGCCTATTCAGTTCACACCTGCTCAGTATCGCGAGGTGGGGTATGTCCCATTGGGCGCAGGTTTACAGTAATTGGTTCCCGGTAGGCATGGCCGCGTTCTGCCTTGTGCTGATTATCCGAATGTACTTCGGCCGCGGCGATGATTGACCCGAGAGATTGGCTAAACGAACGATTGTCTTGGGCCTACATCCAGGCCAGTGGCAAGGCCACCCACACGAACACATGCAGCACGAGCGTGGCACCGGCTAGACAGCCCGGCCCCTGTGACTGCGAGGCAGAAGACCGGGCAGAGAGTAATCGGAAATGGTTCGACCTTGGGCCTGGAGCTTCGCAATGAGATACGTCTACATCGCCCTAGGCGTCGTCCTCCTGTGGAGCGCCAGTCTGCTATGGGCACATCACGAGGGATCGACCAGCGAGCGACAGGCGCAGGCTCAGAAGACGGAAAAGGTCGTAGCGAAGAACCACAAGAAGCGAAAGAAGGTTGAGGAAACCGTAGATGCGCTACCACCCGCCCCGACCATCCCTGTGCATGACGTTCCTCCTGATTCTGCCGCTGGCAGGTTGCGCGACAACTGGAGCCGGGATTAACGGCTGCGACTGGGCGAAACCGATCTACGTGTCACAAGACGACGTGCTGACTGACGGCACGGCCAAACAAATCCTGACCCATGACGAGACTGGCAAAGCCATCTGCGGATGGGGCAAATACAAACCCGAGGAATCCGAATGACCGACGAAACCGTACAGCCCGAAGTGATCGCTCCGGTGGTCAATCCCATTGCCACCGTCGAGACTGCTCCCGAAGCACCGACGCAGGAGGTTGCTGAGGCTGTCGCCGATGTGGCCGACGAATCGTTCTTCCAGCGTGTCGAGAAGGCCGTAGAGGAACTGGGCGCGTCTGCTCATAACCTCGTGGACTGGCTTCGCCAGGAAATTGCCAAGGTGCGTAGCTGATGACCGGCATTCCCGCATGGATTCATAACGACAGCGTCGTCATCACCCGGACCATGAACGGCTTCGCCATCGTCGAGACTCCCACGTCTCCGGTGTCTCAGTCCGTGAGCTTCGAGACCTGGGACGCGCTGGCCTATTACCTCAACGCGAATTTCTCCCCGAGCGTATGAGCGGCAAGGGCGATGACCGTCGTCCTCTGAGCGTGGATGAGCAGACGTTCTCGGATAACTGGGATCGAGTGTTTGCGGCTAAGTAGGATTACTACGCAAGTGTCCGAGAGAAGAACTACGTGGATAGCTTGCGGCTGGAAGGTTTAGTGGGGCGTAGCTCAACGGTAGAGCCAGAATCTCTAAAGTTCTCGGATGTCCGTTCGAATCGGACCGCCCCCGCCACACACGAGGTAACACATGGAAATGCTAGTGAACCGTCACACGAACCTGTGGCGCAAGCCGCTGCCTCGTCCAGCACGGACCGGGAAGACGGCGAAGGATAGGGCAAGATCTCGTTGATCTACTGGGATCCGGTGAGCAAGCGTGAGGTTAGCCACGATTGGTGGCCCAACATTGAGGAACCGAAATGAGTCAGCTTCCATCGCACCACCAGATCAATGACCGCGTTTCTCTCAAGTTCGGCGAAGGCTATGTTGGTGCTCAAGTCGTCGGCGTTTTCTTCACCGAGGCCAAGGTTCTGTACACCGTCGTGACCGATCAGGATATCCAACTCGAAAACGTCGACTCTGCCGTAGTGTGCGATCCGGCCAGTGGCGAGACGGACTGAGCAACGTTCGCTGTTCACGAATCGCGAACACGAATAGATTCCGAACACATGAAACGGCTCTAGGATTGGCCTGGAGCTGAAGTTTTGAATAGATTTTCCTGAACTGAGAACAACGAAGATCAATGGCTTTCGAGAAGGGACAATCAGGCAATCCAGGCGGACGTCCTAAGCTTCTTGCTGAGGTGTAGGACGCTGCCCGCGAGCACACGCTGACTGCATTGGATGTCCTGATCTCCATTGCCACGGACGCCGAGAAGCCGCCTGCGGCTCGTGTGAAGGCCGCTGAGACGTTACTTGATCGTGGATGGGGTAAGCCCCGTCAGTCGGTGGAGGTATCGGGTGACGCGGACCAGCCACTGGTTACTCGTGTCGAACTCATTTCCATGGTGACGAGTGGCAACGGCCCAGGTTGAACTACCCCAGAAGCTGATCCCGATCTTTTAGGGTGAGGCTGACGTGCGTGGTAGCCATGGTGGCCGAGGCTCGGGCAAGACCCGAAGCTTTGCGGTGATGACCGCCGTACGTGGCTATATGTTCGCCAGGTCGGGCGTAAGCGGGATTATCCTGTGCGCCCGCCAGTTCATGAACTCGCTGTCTGACTCGTCCATGGAGGAAGTGAAGCGGGCCATCGAGGACAACCCTTGGCTTAACGACTTCTACGACATCAGCGAGAAGTAGATTAAGTCGAAAGATGGGCGGATCAGCTACGCCTTCGCTGGCCTGGATCGCAACATCGGCAGCGTGAAGTCTAAGGGGCGTGTGCTGCTGTGCTGGGTGGACGAGGCTGAGCCGGTCACTGACCAGGCACTGTCTACCCTCATGCCGACGCTGCGAGAGGAAGGCGACGACTGGAATGCCGAGCTTTGGGTGACGTGGAACCGGGCCCGCAAGACCGCAGCCGTTGAGCGGTATGCCAATGCCATCGACCCTCGAATTAAGGTCGTGCAACTGAACTGGCGGGATAACCCCAAGTTCCCCGCCAAGCTGGAACGAGACCGTCAGCGTGACATGGTGGACAGGCCGGACCAGTACGACCACATCTGGGAGGGCGACTTCCTTGGTGTCGTAGAGGGCGCCTACTTCGCCACAGGGCTGACGAGGGCAAAGGCTGAGGGTCGTATAGGTAAACTTGCAGCCGACCCGCTGATGACGATACGCGCCTATTGGGACATCGGCGGGACAGGTGCCAAGGCTGATGCCTGCGCTATCTGGATCGTCCAGTTCATCGGCAAAGAGATTCGCGTCCTCGATTACTACGAGGCGGTAGGCCAGGAGTTGTCGGTACATATCGACTGGCTCCGGTCGAAGAAGTACGAGAAGGCCGAGTGTGTGCTGCCCCACGACGGGGCGAACAACGATAAGGTCTTCCGGGTTAGCTACCAGAGCGCCCTACGCGATGCCGGATTCAATGTCAGGGTCATCCCGAACATGGGCGCTGGTGCTGCTATGACCCGAGTGGAGAACGTCCGCCGCATCCTGCCGTCCTGCTGGTTCAACGAGGACAGCACCGAAGGTGGCCGCGATGCCCTCGGCTGGTATCACGAGAAGCGCGACGAGAACCGGGGCATTGGCCTTGGCCCTGCTCACGACTGGGCAAGTCACGGTGCCGATGCCTTTGGCCTGATGGCCGTTGACCACGCTACCCACGTATCGTCCTCCGAATGGAGTTCGAAACTCACCTACAAAAAAATGGGCAACGCTTGAAAACTGACCCGTACGACGAAATCCTAGGTGACACGGACGACGAGGCCACTGGCGAAATGTCGGACGGCGAGCTGTGCGGCATCATCGACCGTGAGCGGACCAACGGCATCGGCTTCAATGACCAGATGTAGTCTGACCGCGAGCGTGCGATGTCCTACTACCAGGGCGAGGCCGTGGGGGAACTTGCCCCGCCTGAGGTAGAGGGGCGTAGCCGGGTCGTGTCCAAGGAGCTGATGGACGTCGTTGAGTGGACGATGCCTGGACTCATGGAAATGTTCGCCTCCACCGATGACGTGGTGGCCTTTGAGCCATCCGGTCCAGCCGAGGAAAAGAACTGCAAGGACGCCACGCGATATTGCGGCTACGTCCTGCACCGTAAGAACCCCGGGTTCACCATTCTGCACGACGCCATCAAGTCGGCCCTGATCACCCGCATGGGCGTGGTCAAGGCGTACTGTGACCGCTCGTGGGATGTGCGCGAGTAGAAGCTGACCAACCAGTCGGACATGGACCTTGAGGCGATCAAGGGTGACGACTCGATGGAAGTCGTCACAGTGGCCGCTATCCAGCCCGTGGAGGGAGTCCCACCTGTCGAGGTAGCACCGGGCCAGTTCCAACCCGCGCCGGTCACCTATGACGTTACAGTGCGTGTCAAGGAGCGCAAGGACAAGTTCGTCGTGTGTGGCGTGCCACCCGAGGAAATCACCATCTCCAAGGACTCGCGGGACATCGAGAAGGTCCGCTACATCGGCCACGACGTGGAGCGCACCAAGTCCGACCTGTTGAGCCTTGGCTACCCCAAGGACAAGGTCGAGGCCCTGTACGACGACAAGAGGGCCAATGCATCGTCGGAAGCCTCGGTACGCGGTGACTACGATGGCGTGAACAACTACGACGACGATCCGGCTGACAAGAGCCAGAAGAAGGTCACCCTCACGGAAGCTTACCTTCTGGTCGATTACGACAAGGACGGTATTGCCGAGTACCGCCGCATCGTCAAGGCCGGCATGGTCGTCTTCGAAAACGAGATTGTCTAGGACCACCCGTTCGCCCTGTTCACCCCGATCCTGATGCCATACAAGCTGGTGGGTATGTCGTTCTACGACCTCGTAGAAGACCTCCAGCGGATCATGACGGCGATCAACCGGCAGATGTTGGACAACTTCTATCTGTCCAATACGCCGCGCACCGAGATTGTCGAAGGCCAGGTGAATCTGGACGACTTCCTCAACCCGGTTCCGGGTGGTGCCGTCCGCGTCAAAGCTCCGAACATGATGCGTGAGATTCAGGTGCCGTCCATTGCCGCCCAGGCGATGCAGGGCATCGAATACTTCAAGAACGTCCGCGATGGCCGTACAGGCGTCAAGGAATTCAGCCAGGGACTCGTCGGCAACGAACTGAGCAAGTCGCAGATCGGTTCCGAGGGCGTCAGTCAGCTCATGGACCAGGCCGCGACCCGCCAGAAGCTCCTGGCCCGCGTGTTCGCTGAGACCGGCATCAAGCGCTTGTATCGCCTCATCCTCAAGATGGTCACGCAGTATCAGGACCGCGAGGAACAGGTGAAGGTCAACGGTGCCTGGATGGCCGTCGATCCACGCGAATGGGCCAACAACTACGATATGGTCGTGTCGGTGGGTATCGGCACGCAGTCCAAGCAGGTACAGGTGGCGCAGGCCATGCAGCTGTTGCAGATCCAGCAGGCAGCGGCACAGGCGTCCCCGGGGCTGGTCACGCCGACCAACGCGTTCAACACCCTGGAAGACCTGACAAGCACGCTGGGCAAATCGGATGTCAGCCGGTACTTCACCGCCCCCGATCCGAATGCACCGACCGCACAGGCTCCCGACCCGAACGCGCACAAGATGGCCGAGATTCAGGCGAATGCGCAGATCAAGCAGGCCGAAATGCAGCAGCAGGGCCAGTTGCAGTAGCAGAAGCAGCAGGGCGACATTGCTGTGGAGCAGATGAAGCAGCAGTTCCAGGCCCAGCAGGCCCAGCAGGAGACTCAGCTTGAGGCCGAGCGCAACACTCAGCAGATGCAGAACGAGATGACCCTTGCCCAGTTCAAGGCTGAGAAGGACGCCGAGCTGGCCAAATTCAAGGCAGAACTGGATGCCAACACAGAGATTCTTAAGGCCCGCATTCAGGCTGAGGCACAGATCGCCGCAGCGGAACTTCGTGCGCAGGCTGATGAGAGGCTTGCTACCCAGCAAATCCAGTATCAGCAGTCACACGAGGGCCAGGTATGACGCCTGAGAAGGAGGTCCAGCGAGGCCACTAGGCGCAAGCCATCCTTGACGACCCTCTGTACATCGAGGCATTCGAAACCGTACGCGCGGAGATTGAACACCAGTGGCGAAACTCACCGGCAAGAGACGCGGAAGGCCGCGAAAAGTTGTGGCTGTCAAGCAAGATTCTGGATCGACTGGAGCAGCACCTGAAGTCCGTGATGGACAGCGGAAAGATGGCGAAGGCCACGCTGGCCCAGCGAATTGGAAGGAGTGCCTCGGGCTTCTGACGAAGATCGAGGCCAAGTACAAGCCCCGGTCGCTGACCTGTGTGCAGATCCCATGCGACGGTCCTGACTACTTCATCGGTATCTACGGCTCCGCACCTGTCGTGCGTGGCACATTCAAGGTCCGGCTGAGCGATGGCCGTACCGTCACTAAGTAACTGAGGATCCACCCATGAGCCAACCGGAAACGGAGCTTGCAAACGGGGGCAGCCAACCGGAAACGGAGCACAGCCTTCTCGATATCGCTGGAATGATGGACGAAAGCGAGAAGGACGAGGCCGCCTAGGACGACGTACAGGACGAAGCTGGTCAGGATGGCCACGAGGATACGGATACAGACACGGACGACGCCCAGGAAAGCGCTGACGAAGCCACAGACGATGCCGGTAAGGATGCCGACAAGACCAAGGACGATGACGACACATGGAAGACCAAGAAGGTCAAGGTGAGTGTGCAGGGTGAGGAACATGAAATCACCCTTGAGGAAGCGACACACGGCTACATGCGTGAACAGGACTACCGACGCAAGACGCAAGAGGCAGCGGAACTAACCCGAGCGGCGCAGGCTGAACGGGCACAGGTCAAGCAGGAACTCGATAACCGAGTCAACTCGCTTAACGTGCTTGGGCAGGCGCTTTATCAGGAGTACGTTGGCGATCAGGCGAAGCTTGCAGGATTGCTTGAGACGGATCCGCACGGCTACCTCCGAGTTAAGGAGCAGATGGCACAGCGGCAGAACCTTCTCGGGCAGATTGAGGCCCATCGACAGGCCACGCAGGAGTACGCGATCAACGAACAGGCGAAAGCCCGTGTCGAATCGATTCGCCTGGCGGAGGAAACGTTGCTGGAGCGCCTCCCCGAATGGAAGGACCCCGGCAAGCGCAGGGCGGAATCGACGGATATCGCCTCACTGCTTGTTGATGCTGGGTACTCCCATGACGAGCTTAAAGAACTGATCGACCCCCGTGCCCTGATCGTCGCCCGCAAGGCGGCTCTCTGGGACAAGGCGCAAGCCGCCAAGGCAAAAGCCACGGAAGTGACGAAAACCCCGGCAACCCCGGCCAAACCCGTCACCCCTGGCACGGCTGGCAAGCCCGAAAAATCCGCTAGCGCAGTCAAGGCCGCACAGAACTACCAGCGCAATCCGAATTCACTGGATGCCCTGGCCGGACTGGCCCTTGAGCGCGGCATCTAACCTCTTAGGAACCAGAAATGCCCGCAAATACCCTCATCACCCCGAGCGTCATCCGCGTTGCGGAAGATGTCGAGGACAAGATCTACAACTTCCGCCCGTCCGACGCTCCGCTGACCTCGGCCATCGACCGTATCAAGGTCGAAAACGTGTTCCACGAGTGGACTGCCGACACGTATCGCGCCCCGAATGCCGGTAATGCCGCCATCGAAGGTGCTGACGCGTCCTACGCCGCGTAGACCCAGCCGGGTCAGTACAACAACCGCTGCCAGATCGTTCAGGACACGATGTCGGTGTCCAACACGGCTGAAGCAGTCCGCAAGTACGGTCGCAGCTCCGAAATCGCCCGCCTGAAGACCAAGAAGATGGTCGAACTCAAGCGTGATATCGAGGCCGCTGCCATCGGTAACGGTGCTTCGGTGACCGGTACGTCCGGCGTCGCGGGCCAGATGCGCGGCCTGTACGGCTTCATTGCCACGAACAACGACTTTGGCGTCGGTGGCGTGGCTCCCAACCCGCAGACGAATACGGCCCCGACCCTCGGCACGCTGCGTCCGTTCGTGGAAGCCTCGGCCAAGGCCGTCATCCTCGGTGCGTACAGCAACGGTGGCGACGCTGCGGTGTTCCTCGTCTCGCCGGCTCATAAGGCGAAGTTCTCCACCTTCGGCTCGGCGGTGCAGCGTACCAACGAAGTGGCCCTCCAGCCGGGTACGAGTAAGTCGCTCAGCCCGAACGACGTTATTGTCCAGACCGCGTTCACGTTCTACGGTCACGACTTCGGCGTCAGCAAGGTTGTTCCGGACCGCGTGATGGGTGCTGGCGGTGCCGGCCTCCTGAACACGGCCTATCTGGTGGACTTCGACAAGCTGGCTCTGGGTCAGCTGCGTCCGTTCGAATCCGAGCAGCTGGCGACGACCGGCGATGCCAAGAACTGGCAGATCCGCACGGAAGTCACGCTCGTGGTTCGCCAGGAATCGACCCTGGGTGCGGTGCGCGACCTGACGGCGACCGGTAACTAATCCGGTTAACGTAGCAACGGGGAGGGGCTTCGGCCTCTCCCCACTTACGGAGAGACACATGGAACGCCACCTCGTAGCCGTCGATAACAGGACCATGATTGACTATGCCGTTGTCGAGACGAGCAAGCTCAAGCAGCTGGCCGATGCGTGCCGTGAGCAGCGTGAGGCGGGATAGACGGGCGACGAGGACATCAAGGTGCTGGCCCATGTGGACGCATGGATCTGCGAAGACTGGTGCAACCGGAAGGGCGTGCTGTGGCGTGACTTCATGCGTGACCCGCAGGTTCAGGCCGATTTCCTCAATGACCCGGCAAATGCGCCGTTTCGTGTCTATCAGGGCCGGATTGGTGCTAAATGATTAACGACTACAGCAGCCTTCAGTAGGCCGTCACCAACTGGCTTGCCCGTGCCGACCTGGCTCCGCGCATCCCCGATTTCATCATGCTGGCCGAGACGCGGATCAATCGCGACCTCCGCACGGCACCGCAACAGACTGCACTGAGCGGGACGACGGTCAATTCGGCGATCACCCTGCCGTCTGACTTCCGCCAGATGCAGGCATTCATCATCAACTACGGTGGGTATGAGCGTGAGCTTGATCCCGTTCCGCCGTAGCAGTCGCTTAACGGCGACAACCGTGTGTGCCCGACCGGGTACTACATCACCAACAACACGCTGAATGTCATCGGCAGCGATGACTACAGCTATCGCATGGTGTATTTCGCTGGCGTCCCTAGCCTGACGAGCGACGCGCCGCAGAACTGGCTTATTCAGGACGATCCGAGCCTATACCTCTACGCGACGCTCTTGGAGGCTTCTGTGTATATGCGTGACGACTCTCGCACGCAGCTGTTTGGGACGGGCTACCAGACGGCTCTGGCTGGCTTGCAGAAGCAGGACGACTATGTCCGCTACTCGCCGTCGCCCCGGCAGCGCACGGATATCCAGACGCCGTGAGTGCGACCCAGCTAGTAGGCTTCAGTCCGGACCTCGACCCGACGACTCCTGGCGTCATCGTGGACTGCGACAACATTATCCCGACGACCAAGGGGTTCTCATCGGGTAACAGCCTCGTGGACGCTGGTCTGGCCGCGCTGGACAGTGCGTGCAAGGGCGCCTACGTCGGTACGTTGCTGGACGGCACCAAGCGCATCGTGGCTGGCACCAACGCCAAGCTGTGGGATATCTCTGGCGGCGTGTGGACGGACCGTAGTCAGGCAGGCGGATACACGGGACTCGCTCCGTGGCGATTCACCATGTTCGGCAGCAACATCCTGGCGGCTAACCGAGCCCAGAAGATCCAGTAGGCCGCACCCGGTGCCAGCTTCGCCGATATCCCCACGGCTCCGGCGGCGTCGATCATCTGCTCAGCGGCTAACTTCGTTCTTGCCTTCAACTTCTCCGACCTGAGCGGCAGCTTCGGCGACCAGCCTGACGGTTGGTGGTGCTCCAACCTGTTCGACCAGACCGCATGGACGCCCGCCATCGGCTCTCAGGCGGCCAATGCGCGCCTCGTGGACACTCCTGGCAAGATCACTGCGGCCCGCGAGTTCGGCAATGATGTGATCGCGTACAAGGAGAAATCCATGTATCGCGGGCAGTACATCGGGCCTCCGCTGATCTGGTCGTGGCAGCGCATTCCCGGTGAGATTGGATGCTCCGGCCAAGAGGCCGTGGTGGTCATCGGCGCATCCCACTTCTTCGTGGGACCTTCCGACTTCTTCGTCTATGACGGCACGGTGCCCCGGTCGATTGGCGCTCCGGTTCGCGAGTGGTTCTTCACCAACCTCAACGGATCGCAGCGGGGCAACATCAAGGGCGGTGCTGACCTGACCCGCGACCTCGTCTACTGGTACTTCCCGAGCACAGCCAGTACGGGCATCTGCGATATCTGTGTGGTCTACAATATCCGCACGAATCAGTGGGGCAAGTTCGCCCGCCAGATCGAGGCAGTCATCCAGTATTCGTCCGGCAACGTCACCTACGACGGTCTGGGCACGCTCTACAGTACCTACGACAACCTGCCCAACATCGCCTACGATTCGTCGTTCTGGATTGCCGACAATACGGTGCCCGGCATCATCTCGACGGACCACAAGCTCTACAGCCTGACGGGCGTGCCGGGCGCCTCGTACCTGATTACGGGTGATCTGGGCGACGAGACAAACTACGCGCTACTTCGACGCATGACGCCGCGCTACCGGACCTCGCCCACAACGCAGTCCACGGGTACGAACTTCTACCGTTACGACCTGGGGGCCGCTCCGGTACAGGATGCCACCATCGCCGCCTCTAACGGCCGTTTCGACTTCCATCGTGACGCCCGATGGCACCGTGTCCGTATGGACTGGACAGGAACGATGATCATTAACGGCTACACGCCCGATATTCTGGCGACGACACCCGAATGAAGCTCCAGACAAACCCGTCACTGCCGCAGGATCTGCAACAGCAGGTATTGCGACTCACCGACCTCCTTCAACAGGCCGCCACATAGGTCAACCTGCTCACCGAGGGTCGTGCCGCTGCGGTATATAACGCCCGGGCGGCGATACCGAACCAGGGGCAAAATGCAGTGGGTGACTTCGTCCTGAACTCGGCCCCGGCTGAGCTGGGAACGGCTGGGTCGAAGTACCTCGTCCATGGATGGCGTTGCACCGTCGCCGGCACTCCCGGTACGTGGCTCCCCGTCCGCACACTGACAGGCAACTAATACATGTTTCCAGCTATCTCAGGCGTTACTGGCGACGGTCAAATGGTCTACGGGCTTGTGACAGACGTCAGGCAAATATGGCCCATCGTCAAGGGCGGCGTTGAGCAGATCATCTAGACCAACAACGAGCCATTTCTGGTCGAAGACGTCTATACCTCAATCATCGAGGGCAGGGCGGCGATGTACATCGTCCACACCAAGGAAGGAAAGTATGCGGGCTTCTCCGTTCTGACTCCGCATCAGTTTCCGTACACAAAGTAGCCAGACCTGAATCTCTGGCTAGGCTACACGACCGAGCCGACGACGGGTCATTACGGCATAGAGATATCCAAAGTCGTGCAGCAGTCCGCAGGATTCCAGCGGCTCGTGTTTGCGACCCCCTAGGACGGATGGCCCGAGCGCTACGCCTAGAAGATACACACTTGGTACGAGGTTAATTGAGATGGGTGGTAGCAGCGCACCGAAGAACACGACAACGACCACGCAGACGGAGCTTCCGGCGTGGCTCACCCAGGACTATACGTAGTTCATCAATCAGACTCAGGCGCAGAACGCACTGCCCTACCAGTCCTACAATGGACAATTGAACGCGGGCCTATCAACCGGGCAGAATGATGCCTATCAGATCGCCGGGGCTGGTGCTCGTGGCAATCAGCAGGGCCAGATCGCCCAGACGAATGCCCTTAACGGCATCATGCAGGGAAGTCAGAACGTAAACGCCCAGACTAGCCCGTATCTAGGCCAGAACTCGTATCTTGACGGGGTCGTCAACGACTCCAACCGCGATATCACCAACTCGTATCTTCAGGGTGCAGGTGTCCAACTTCCGACGCAGTTCGCCCAAGGCGGTGCGTTCGGTGGTTCGGCCATGCAGCAGGCAGCTACGGCCAGCCAGCAATAGCTCGCCCAGAGCCTCGCAACGAACACCGACAACCTGCGGTATCAGGACTACAACGATCAGGCCAATCGCTGGCAGCAGGGCTTCCAGAACCAACTGGCGGCATCGCAGAACAACACCCAGAACATCCTAGGCGCATCGAATTCGATCAACGGCGCGAACGCGTTGCAGGCCCAGTACAACGGTCAGCTTGCCGGGCTCGGACAGGTACAGCAGGACTACAGCCAGGGCAACATCAATCAGGCATACAACGACTGGTATCAGCAGAACTACGGCTACGGTCAGCAGCAGCTTGCGAACTACGGCAACGCGCTCAACTCGATTTCTGGCAACTTCACCAGTTCCGCAACCTCCGGACTGAATCCCGCCTACAAGCCACGCACTGCGGCTGGCGGCGTGGCTTCTGGTGCGGCTGGTGCCGCTGCCGGTAGCGCCATCGGCGGCATGATTGCTGGCGGCGAAGCTGGTTCAACTGCCGGCCCGTGGGGCGCTGCTATTGGCGCTGCTGCGGGTATTGCTTCCTATTACCTCTAAGGGCACACCATGGCATTCAACTTTCTATCCGGTCAGGTCCCCCAGCAGCAGGGCATGGGAAGCTACAACCCGCAGGCCATGCAGTCATATGCCCCGGCATGGAATACCGGCCAGCCGTAGGGTATGGACTACTCGCAAGTCCTCGGCGGCGGTCAAGCGTCACCCGCGACCCAGGGCCTCGACTTCTCAAAAATCGGCCAGTGGGCAACGTAGATGGCTGGTCAGCAGGGACAAAACGGGCTAGCTGCGGCATCTTCGATGGGGCCGACCCAGCCGACCCAGGGAACCATGCCGACCATGAGTCCGCTACAGGCTCGTATGGCTCAGCGTGCGCTCGGTCAGGTGCAGCAGGGGGCATCGGGTTACATCGGCGGTAACACTCGCTCGGGTCTTCTCGGGAGCATGAGATAATGGCATGGCAGGACATTTTTGCAGGTCAGCAGCCCGGCCTTAGCGAGGACGACAGGAAGTAGCTCGCGAATAGCGGTCTTCTACAGGCTGGCTTGTAGGCGCTATCGGCTAACTCTCAGCCTGGCGTAACGCCCATTCAGGCACTTTCCGGTGGTCTCCTCGGCGGCATCCAGTCAGCCCAGCAGGGCGGTCAGCAGCTTGTGCAGGATCGCTACAAGCAGCAGCAAATGCAGTTCCAGCAGTCCTAGATGGCGGATCAGTAGGCGCAGCAGCAGCGTCGCCAGCAGATCCAAGACCTCGCCCTGAAGTTCGCTAAGCCTGATGGAACGTTCGATATGCCGGGTTATCAGACTGCGCTCATGCAGTTGGATCCCGAGGCCGCTCTTGACCTGCACAAGAACGAGCTTCAGACGCAGGCCCAACAGTTGGCTATCCAGAAGGGCCAGCGTGACCTTAGTGTCGCTCCGACTCGTGAACTCGACGTTGGAAACAACAAGGTCACGCAGGAGTTGCAACCGGACGGTACGTGGAAGCAGCTTGCATCGGCCGGTCGATTTGCGCCTCAGCAGTCGGCATCGTCCGCACTGGCCCAGCAGGTCCAGTTGCTCAAACAGTACGGTGCGACGGATGACGACATCAAGCAGAAGCTTGGCATCGGTGGTGGTCTGACGAATACTCCGACCTACAACCCGAATGGTCCGACGGGTGATGACTTCCTGAAGACACTCCCGCCAAACGATCAGCCTATCGTCAAGGCTGTTCTTGACGGTCGCTACCCGATCCCCACCGGCAAGGCGGCAACGTCTCCGGAGTGGCAACGTGTCGTGCAGTTGGCGACGCAGGCCGATCCGACGTTCGACGCTGGTAACTACCCGGCCCGTGCGGCGGCTCGCAAGGACTTCACTTCCGGCCCAACGTCCAAGACGATCACCGGCCTGAACACGCTGGCTCACCACATCAACACGCTGAATTCGTCGATTGACGGTCTGGATAACGGGAAATATCCAAGGATCAACGCGATTGGTAATGCGTTCCAGAGTGGTACGGGTGACCCGCGCGTCAACAAGTTCCAGGTTGCGGCTAATGCGGTGGCTGATGAAGCGGCCAAGGTGTTCGCGGGATCTGGCTCGGCACTGGCTGACCGCGAGAAGCTGGCGAGCATGTTCGATCCTAGTATGTCGCCGGCCCAGTTGAAGGCGGCAACGGCTCAGCTTTCACAGTTGGTCGAAGGCAAGCTCGGCGGACTCTAGAACCAGCTTGACCAGGGTATGGGTCTCGGCTCACGAAATATCCAGGTTGTCAGCCCCGAGGCTCGGCAGTTGTTCGACTCTCAGTCTGGCGGCACCCAGTAGCCTAACGCCCAACCAGCAAATGGCGGCTGGTCCGTAAAGAAGGTGAACTAATGCCGGTCTATCACGTCACCGGACCCGATGGCAGCACCTATGAGGTTAATGCTCCCGATGGAGCGACCGAATAGGATGCTATTGCCTACGCGCAGGCCAACCTCGCCCCGAAGAACGCACAGCAGACCCCGGCACAGCCGACCCCGCAGCCGTCACTACTGGACCGTGCGGGCGATGCCCTGTCGCAGGGCTACAAGGACGTAAACGACTTCGGCAACAACCTGGGCGATTCGTTCGCTCATCACGTTGCTAGCGTGCCGGTCGGCATCGCCTAGCTTGGTATGCACCTTGCCAAGGGTGCCGGCGACCTCGTTGCACCATCCCAGCCGACGATGTCCGGACTCATCACCGGCAAGCAGGATGGAAACTGGCTCGACCAGAAGACTGCCGCCTACGACAAGTGGGTGCAGGATCGCGAGCAGGCGTATCAGGGATCGGTCCCAGACTCCACAGGAAGCTATGCAGGCGCCACGCTTGGCGAGGTACTACCGTGGGCTACGGGTCTTGGCGAGGCGCGCGCCTTGGGCCTCATTCCGACCGCTACGAAGCTTGGCGGAAAACTCGGCCTGTTGGGCGCTGAAGGTGCGGCCATGGGTGCTACCCAGCCTGTCACGGATGGCGGACAGAATTACGCCACTGACAAGGCCAAGTAGGTCGCCGTAGGTGCCGCTACGGGTCCGCTCTTGTACGGGCTGGGCGCGGCAGCAGGCGCCACGAAGCGCGGCGTCGGTAACGTCATCGAGCACATTACCCAGCCGCAATCGATCGCTGACGCCAACATCGCCAAGCTTTACGGCAACACGCCCGATGTCGTGGCGAAGCTTCAGGGTGCCGACCAGCTTGTTCCAGGCGAAATGCCCTCGGCCGCTCAGGTCTTGCAGACCCCGGAAGCCGTGTAGGCGGAACGGATGCTGCGGAATAACCCGTCGTCGGGTCCGGCTTTCGTCGCGCAGGACAACGCCAACAATTAGGCCCGCATGGGTCTTTTGCAGAACATCGCGGGGACAGATGACGATCTAGCTGCGGCGGTCCAGGCGCGTCGTGACGCCACGTCCCCGTTCTTCAAGGACTACCTGTCGCCCAGTGACCCACAACAGCGCTACAAGACCGCACAGGGCCTTCTGGGCGATCTGAGTGGGCAGTACGCCCGTCCGGACTACGAGGCCCTTCAGCAGGCCAAGGGGATCGCCTCCAAGGTCGCTCGTGGCGTTATCGACGAGGGCACAGGTGCCGATCTGATGAATCAGATATCGGTCAAGTCCAACAAGGCACAAAAGGTGCTCGACTAGGCTATAACGGCGATCAACCAGAACATGGTCGATCCGACCCGCATTGCCACCCAGCTTCAGGAATTGACGAAATCAGGCAATCCCACGGTAGCCAACGCAGCCAACCAGCACCTCGCCTTGCTGGCCCGGAATGCGGACGAGACCGGCATGGTGCCTGCGCGTGCGCTGGACGACATGCGGTAGAATATCGGCAGTATGCTTTCCGCTAACGCTCCGAACGGTGTCGTTGGCTCACAAGAGGCTGCGCTATATGGACCCGTCTCCGCCAAGATTGTCTCTACTCTCGACCGAGCGATACCGGGGTATCGTAATAACCTGGCGACGTACGCCAAGCTTTCGCAGCCTATTAACGATATGCAGGCCGTACGTGGGCTACTTGACCCTAACGCTCCGGGTAGCGCTAACACTGCTGGCGATTCACAGCTTACAGCGGCTCGTGTAAAGCAAGCCCTGCGCTCGGACGACAAGGCCAACTACGGCGTAAGCGTCCAAGCTCGCAGCCAGCTTGAGGGTGTTCGTGACAGTCTCCAGCGTCGCAGTATTTCTGACGCCAAGGTGAGCGCTGCTGGGCCCGGGACTGCGGCTGATATGCAGGCTCAGGGGCTTCTTTCCTCGGCCATCTTCGGCAGCAATCTAGGGAATAAGGGCGGGCCACTCGGACGTGCGGCAGGAGCCATCGGCGGCGGCCTTCTCGGCCTTTATGGGCACGGCCCTGCGGGAGCAGTCCTCGGCGCGGGTATTGGCGGTGGCATTACCGATGCCATCGGCGCAGTGAATAACCGAATCATCGCTAAGACCGGGCAGACGGCGGCTAGCTCTCAGGCATCCGCAGAAGCGATCCAGCGCTGGCTTGCTAAGCAGCCAAAGGCCCAGCGCGGCCTTCTTGAACAATACCTCTTTGGTCAGTCTGTCACCCAGCCCATGCTCAACAAGGGAAATCCATAATGGCCGTTCCTGTAAAAATGTCGGATCTGTTCACGCTGACCGCGTCCAATAGCCCCTAGGGTTCGGATGCCATCGGCAACAGCCTCGATGACTTCATCCGGGCCCTGTCAGCCATCGTCCGCTCGACGAATGCGCTGTCTTCGGCGTCCATTGCCGCTGCCTCCACCACCGACCTCGGCTCGTCCGACGCGGAGTAGGTTGCTGTCACCGGCTCGGCGACGATTACTAGCTTCGGCACGACACCCTCTGGCATCAAGCGTGAGGTGATCTTCACAAGCTCCGGATCCGTGCTTACGAACTCGGCGTCCATCGTGCTGCCCAGTGGCGTCAATATTACAGTCCAGGCGGGAGACGTCTTCCAGTTTCGGAGCCTTGGCTCCGGTGCATGGCGCATGTGTGCCCCCCGTACCCAGCTTGTAGTAGCGGATATCGCCGGTCTGGCTACGGCGATTGCGGGTTACCTTCCCTTGGCGGGCGGCTCGCTGACCGGCGCACTGGGCGGAACCACCCTCAGTATGTCGTCTACGATCACGGGGGCAAGCTCGATTACTGGGAATTCCTTGGTTGCAGCGGGAGGCGGCATTACCTCGTCGATTGGTGCGGGCAGCGGACTTGTATTCGCCGACCGCACTTCGGGCAACAGCCACGCCCTGTTCGGTGCGGCAAACGTCATCTCGCTGTTCTCCAACGCCGACACCACGAACAACACCTTGATCGCCATTAACGCGGTCAACGCCAACGTCACGTTTCAGGGTACGTGCACCGGCCCGAACTTCATCGCCACGTCTGACCGGAGCAAGAAGAAGAACGTTAAGAAGCGGGCTGCTAGGCAGGACATCGCTGACCGACTTGAGCTGGTCACCTTCAACTGGAAACAGGACAATCGTGCCGATATCGGCCTCATCGCCCAGTAGGTCCGTGACGTGGCCCCTGAGTACGTCTACACGGACGAATAGGGCGCTCTCGGCTTGGATAAGGGAATGCTGGCTCTAGAGGCTGTAATTGGCCTGGCGGCTCGCGTACGGGCACTGGAGGGCAAGTAAGTGACTCTCCCGGCAAGCGGTGCGATCAGCCTCCAGATGATCTAGGACGAG